GCTGTTCCGGGCGCACCCAAAGCAGCGAGCTGATTAGTATTAGTATCTAATCCGCCTTTACATACAAAACCAAAAGGTTGTGAAGCAGCCATTAAATAAATCTCACTCTGTCGTCTTTGAAGTACGAAGGCGTAGGCTCAATAAGATTTGAGCGCATAGACTTCATTCCTTTTTTATAATCATCAAGTGCAAATGCAGCCGACTGTGGATTGTCTTTAAACTGCCAGATGTAGTAACGTGCTTTAGCAAGTAAGACAGAGGTGTACATTTCGGGGAATACGATTACGTCAGTAGACGCTGAAAGCTTTGTAGGTAATACCCACGCAGTGAACCATATTTTATATACTTTATCGGGGAGGGGGCTTAGGCCGAACTTGCGTCCATCAGGGCTTCTGATAACACGAGCAGGTTCGCCGTAAGTTTGTGCATCCGCATCATCTAGGTTTTCGCTGATACGATAATAATCTTTCCACTCTTCTGTGGTTGTGTAGCGTAAGTTATTCGCTGAGTAAGGTGCAGTCTCTCCTGCTACTCCTACTGTTGTCATATAGAATGTATCCCAATCTATAGAACTATAATCTTGTGTGTGTGAGCCGTTTGTTTTTAGCTCATAGAATCTTTGACCTGCAACAGTATCTACAGATATATTTCCTAACATCGGGTCGTTAGCACCGCCTGATTCAGTTACAGTTAGAAAAGGCCATTGAGGTTCTTCATTGATAATATCGAAGTACGCACGATTGACGCAGTCTTTAACGTATGCTTGGATGCCAAGGGCTTGTCCAAAGTCACCCACTGTTAACGGCACTTCATTTAACTCACGAAGAAGTTCATTAGTCAAATCTAAATATGATGTTGCCATTTACTTTTCCTCGGTAGTTTTTTTATCTTTCTTTTTAAAGATTGCATCCCAGTTGTCGTCAAAGTTCTTTTTAGACTCTCCAGTATATACTGAACTATTTACTTTGACTACTTTTCTTATATTCATTACTGCTGGTTTAGTTGGTGAACCTATTACATTAGACATTTCAATACCTCTAAAAAGATTGAGGGGCTTTTACACCCCTCGCTCTTAATTTACATATTAATCTAAAGAAGATACATATGCTTTTGCTAACGCTTCAGGGCGTAAAACTTTCGCACCGAATACATGCAAGCCACGACAGATGTCGCCGAAGCTAGTCTGACTACGCAAGACTTCAGTGTTCACGATAGTCTGTGCAGTAGATACCGCAGACATGTGACCAGCCAAGATTTCTTGCACTGCGCCGCTTTGAGTAGCAGCTGGAGTGTTATTCGACTTATACATTTCAAAGCCTCGTAACTTACCAGAGCTTACTAGACCGTTGCGGATTGAGCCTTGGCCGCCGTTAAAGTCAACAGACATTAACTTAGAGCTAGACTGGCTTAATTGCTCGTAGAACCAAGGTGGAGCTACGAAGTAACGACCTTCTTCTGGAACATTTTGCTCATCAAGAATACGAGCTAAACGAGCCATGATGTCAAGAGGATCTACAGCACCACCAGTAACACCAGAGATGTCGATTGGTTTATCAGCAGCATCAGCACCGTCAATAGTATCTACGTCAGTTGTCTCGTCGCCGCCAACAATGCCACCAGTAGCTACACCAGCAAACATAGTTGCTAGTACTGATGTGTCATACGCATCTTTCAAAGCGTAAGCAGCAGATGAAGCAGCTACTTCTTTGAAGTTTACGTGAGACATTTTGCTTTCAATATCATCAACGATGAATTTGAATGCGTTTGCTTCATCAACAACTAACGAAGTTTCTTGGTCAGTCAATTTAGTTGCAGTAGTGTCCGCACCACGAGTGTACGCATGTACAGCGATTTCTGGTTCTTTGATGATCTGTACAGAGTCACCGAAAGATGAGATTTCACCAGCGTAATCAGTGTTAGTGATTGCTTCTACTACTGAAGCTTTACGGAAAAAGTTTTGTACTTTTTTCGAATAGACTTCTGGTAAGAAAAGACCGTTAGTTTGTCCTGCTACTTGTGTGTCAAAGTTACCGGGTGCTGGATTACCTGCGCCTTGGAATTTAGCCATGAGATGTTACTCCTAAAAAAAGAAAAGTTTAGAATTAACGCACTCGTCCTTCCATGATAGCTTGATCAATTTCTTGTTCGTACTTATCATACTGGTCGAGACTAAGCGAATTAATTTCCCGTTGTGTCCAGATCTTAGCTTCATCAGTGCCTACATTGGTTGTTTTAGTAGATACCATATCCGCTGCTGATCCAGTGGTTTGTGACGCTTTAGTCTTACGTTTACCTTTAGTAGAAATTCCAGATTCCATTTTATAAAGATCAATAGCTTTAACTGCAAGTTGTACATTGTCTGGGTTATCGTAGATCCAACCTTGAATTGCTTCAGGTTGTTCTTTAGCCCAGTTATGAAAATTGTCATCACCTCGAATATCTTCGAAGTCAGGATGACGATCTCGTAAAGTTTCTTCAGCTTCTCTTCGTGCTATCGTGTTTTCACGCTCTTGGATCATGTCCATTTTAGCTTGAAGTGCTTTAGTTTGTGTCTCAGTTTTCATGTGAGCCACAGTCTCTACTGTATCATATAGGTCAGGGTATTGGTTTTTAAACGCTTCTAAATCTTCTGCGCTTTTTAACTGGACGTTTGGAGCAGTGCTCTCAGCCGCAGCTTGCAGTTCTAATTCTCGTTGTTTAAAACCAGAAACCTTCTCATCATAATGTTTCTTTAAGTCATCGTATCGTTTCTTATAATTGGTTCTTTGTTTTTTCTCAGTAGCTTCTTCAGGGGCCTCTTCGGGGGTAGCCTGTTTACTATCTGGTCGTTCAAAGAATACTCCGTCTGCTGACCCTGAACTTCCTTCATCTGGCGTGTGCCAAGACTTTTTAGAGTTGTAAGGGTTTGCAGTTTCTTCTACTACTTGTTCGTTAGACATATTGTCACACTCCTATTGGGGCTTTTCGTCTTTCAAGGTGGCTGTTTAGTTAGCTAAACGTAACAGGGTCTCGAATTAAAAGGTGGCCTCTAGGTTAAAAGTTAGTAAGGGGCTAAGGGTCTAGGTAGCCTTACTGATTATAAAAGACTTGGCATTCGATTAGCAGACATCATTTGTTTTTTAATGTCTCTATTCGTGTCGTCAACTTCAGTTACTCCGTATGTTTTTTCATTTTGGAGTGGGTCTTCAGTTAAACCACCAAATGCTTTTTGTACTCGACCGCCTTCATCAAAAGCTTGCTCTGCCTCATCCATCATAAGTTGGAGGTTTTCAGCGCCAATTGAATCAACAGCCTTCTTGGTGAAAACAAATTCACCGTCCGATAACCTAGCTGGTATCGAATCTGATACTCCAGTACCGATCCCTTCTACGGAACCTTCACCAGAGAATTCTGCTGCAACGTCTAAGACTTTATCAAAGACCATTGCTAATTCTGCATTGCTTTCTAAAGCTTCTGAAAGCATATCTTGTTCTTCTTCTGTAAGAGCTTCGCCTAATACGAAGTCTTGGAAAGTGTCTACCATTTCATCGTCAGGTAGTTGTGAAGCTTCTGCTGCTTCCAGTTCACCTTCAGGAATATTATCGTATGTATCTTCTAATTCCATTTCAGGTGTAGTGAGCATTGAGCCTTCATTATATTTAACTTTCATTTTATCATACATATTATTATGTCCTGTTCTTAGCTTCAGAAACTTGATCTTTAAGTGTCTCTAGGTTAACCAGAGAATTCACTCTCCCCTGCCTGCGGTACATTTCCTGTTCCGATGTTGCCGCCACCAGTGCCTGTAGCTCCAAGGTCTTGAGGTTGTTCAGGTGCTCCAGCAGGGCCTGCCATAGCTCCTTGTTGCTCGTTAGGGGCGAGAGCTTCGCCGCCAGTTGCTTGTCCAGCATTCTGTGCTCCTATAATTTGTGCCATGATTGCGGCTTCTTCAGGATCGTTTAAGATCTCATCAGGGTCTAAGTCTAAGCTGTATGCAAGCTCGCTGACGATCTTAGAGATCTTAACGAAAGGTGCAATAGCAGGATTCTGCGCAGTTTGTAAGAACATTGTTAGTCGTTGACTACGTACTTCTTTCTGCATCAAGCTATTTGTACCCATAGCTTTAATTTCTAAATCGCCTTCTACATCTAGTTGGCCTTCGAAGAACTGCATGTTCCACTGGTAATAAGCTTCACCAAGAGGTTTAAGCAAGAAGTCATCTAAGTTCTTAACTACTGTTTTAATATTCAATGACGCTGCACCTAGAAGCATAGACATGCCTGATGCAGTACGTGTCATAGACTGTACGCCTGTCTGACCGTGTGAGTAACTAGGAATACCTGTTTGCTCATCTGCTAACTGACGAAACTTGTCAAACATCATCATGTTTTCTTGTGATGTGTTAGGAAACTTCATGCCGTAGATGCTCTGACCGGCCTGTCCTGCCTGACGGCGGAACACTTTTCCGGGATAGATCTCCATGTTCTGACCGCCAACAAGAGCTGATTCATCTACGTCAAAGACTAGAGAGCCACTAAGTGCTAAGTTGTCGATAGCCATGCGAGCATGTCCATTCATTATTTGTTGCGAGTCATCCATATTTTCCGCAACACCAATACCAAAAAAACTATAAGGATTGCGCTCGTAAGAAAAAGCGTTGTACGGAATTCGGTGAGGAGTAAATGGATTGACAACACTCCTGAGCAGCTTGCCATTGCTGATCCAAGCATTGATTTGAACTTCATCTAAGTCATCTACCTCGTCTGGTAATTCCATGCCGACTTCACGAGCGTACTCTGCATCCATAACGCCCCAGTATTCAAGGACTTCGTATTGCCCTGAACCTGTGTCGTCTGAACGATTATCGTCCTTTAATTCGTGTTCGTAGTCTTTTTCTTCGTAGTTAGGCCCCATTTGGAGACATTCACGAATAGCATCCTTATCAAAGTAAGGCATCTTAGCTAAAGCTCTAAGCTGACTACGGTTGTACTTGTGTCTATGTAAGATGTACTCACACTCTTCAATTGTAGTTGCACTTGGATCTGGAAAGAAATCCCAAATGCTTACAAACTCAAGACGGGGAACACGTACAGCGATAGGATCATAAACACGATTCCCTTCTTCGTCTGTGCTCCAACGCCCGATTGTCTTATTGAAATTGAACGGGCCTTTAACGATGCCTGTTCCAAACAGCGCAGATTCAAAGATAGCATTGCGAAGCTCACTAGAACCACTAGACTCTTCAATCTGATCGTGGATAAGCTTCTGCATCTTACGTGCAGCTTCTTTAGCTGGTGCAATTTCTAAAGTTGTTGGGTTGGCGCTGGGGCCTTCAGCAAAAGAGATCTTACCTTCTTCCTCAGCAGCTTTCATTTCTTCTTCAAATAAAGATGTACCTGCTGACAAAGTTGCTCCAGCTTTTAAGACTTTACCGTCACCAACATAACCAACATCGTATGGGTTAACTGGGGTCTCAACTACTTCTTCTTCTGGAACTTCTTCGGCTTCAGACGTTTCAATGCCTGCTCCGCCTGTTGATACATGCTTATAAGTAGCAATACCTTCAGGTAATTTAGTTTCTGTAATACCGATTGGGAACTGACCAGTGCCAAAGATAACATCTACTAACTGACCAAAGGCTGCTAGAACTTTTGTCTTAGTAACCTTAACGAACACTTTAGATTTTTCAGACTCACGAAACTTAACATTGCGGCCATATAAGCCTCTGAAGTTATGGTAAGCTGTTAACCAACGTTGCTCATCCGCATCACGGGCATCAGATGCTTCCATGAAACGGTCTTCAACTAAACCAACTAAACGATTACGGATCTCTTCGTCGAGGTCAAGCTCGTAGCTACTTTCGCCTTCATTGCGTTTAAAGTAGATTTCATTAGCTGTATCAAATAGGCTATTGCCTGTTTCGTTAGTCATTTAGTTTCCTTTAGTAGCCAAAGTTGGAGTCAACTGGTCTATAGATCTGCTCTCTTTTAATGTCTCTCATACGGTCTAAGGGATTTGCATTCCTCGGCCTAGCCATTATAAGGTAGCGTAACGCATCATATGCGTGATCAGATGCTCTGGTATCTACGTCTTCTGGGTTTGATTTATCCAGAGGAATTCCTTGAAGTTCTCGTATCAGGTTCGGGCATGTATTAAATATTTGTATGCGTGGTCTACCGCTTTGAGTAATCTTCAAGTATTCGTGGATTTGTATTTTTCCTTGAATTCTGTTCTTATCAGCTCTACGTAGTTTATGTCCTTGCTGCTGCAAAGTCTCACCGACTGTAGGGCCTGTTGTGCCTGTTCGTGACCAACATGCTGTATCTAGGACTCCTTGGACTGAAAAGGGGTCTTCTAGTTCCATGTTGGTTATAAGTTCTCCGAGTTCTGTACCTAGTAAGTTCTTCTGGTACAACTCTCTATATATAATTAATGTCCCATCACTAGGATCTACTGCGCCCCATACACAGGCTGATTCAGAAGCATAACCATAATCTATTCCTTTTATACGTTCCCAATGGATTGGAATCTCAAAAGGTGTTATAACATGGTCTAATCTACTGAACTCTGTGAAGGCTGCTCCTTCCGCTACATCCCAATCACCGTCTAGTAGTTGTCTACGTTGTGTGGGTGGCAGAGCCTTTAGCATCTGCTCGTAACGTCCATCCTTAGCTAAGTAAGGGTTATCCTGCAAACTAGCTGGGATAAACTTCCTTGTGAGGCCGTCTTTGCCCATGAAAGGCTCATGAGGCGGGTAAGGCTCAATGTATCTCTTCTTTACCCAATGCGCTCCAGCACCACCGGGGTTAGCTGTACAACGCATGTAAGGAACTATCTCAGAGTCTGTAGTCCGTAGACGGGACGCTAAGTAGTTCCATGCAAATTCTGTCGGTAGATGTGTGATCTCATCAAAGCCTATCCAGCTATATGCTTGACCCTGATAACGATAAACATCTGCATCTCGTTC